CCAAGAAAGATTGACGGACTACCAGAACAGCGGCGACTTTCTAGCTGATGAAGTTAACTCAGACTTCGATAGATTGTGGGCGGTAACTCAGGAGCAATCAACGTCATCTGATTTCTTTTTGCAGTTAAAGCAAAGCACAGTATTAGCCTTGCCGTTTGAGCTTGACGAGCCGGTAGCTAGTAACATACTTCGCTATAAAGCTGACTTGACAGGAATAGAGAATGTACCTCTTAGTTCAATACCTGACGCATCCACTGCTGCTGATTTGGCTTATGATAATGCTACTTCCAGCCTTACTGCTACAGATGTGCAAGCGGCTATTGATGAAGTGGTTGTCGATAGCGCATTAAAGGCCGATCTAACTGGTGCAGCATTTGCCGGGGCGGTATCTGTAGCGGGTGCATTATCATCAACGGCAGGTAACGTAAACCTAAAATCTAACACGGCATTATCTGATGCGGCGGCAACACTTACAGCGGCTCAGTTAATTGGTGGTGAGTTTACTATCACGCCAACGGTTGCACGAATACAAACTACTGATACAGCGGCTAATATTATTGCGGCTTTGACTGGTAGTGTAGACAATAGCAACTTTGAAACAACCATTGTTAATCTCGCGGCTTTTGATGTGACTCTCGCGGCGGGTACGGGCGTTACATTAGTCGGCAACATGACAGTCAATAATGGATCGGCTACATTTAGAGTAAGACGTTTAACCTCTTCAACTGTTAGTATTACTAGATTAGAGACAGGTTCAGGCCCGCTGATATATACTAGCCCCGATCAAACTATCACGGTTGGGGGGACTCTTACCTTGACACATGGGCTGGGAGTTAGGCCTACGGATATAAAGGCCCAGTTAATCTGTGCGGTAGCAAACAATAATTACCCTATTGGTGCGGTCTTGCCTATATCAACAGGGTATCAGGGCGACAATTTTGATAATAATAGGACTATGAGTGTGTGGACTGAGAATGATACTGAGATAGATATAAGTTTTGGTTCAACTTCAAATACTTTTATTATTATACACGCCACCAGTGGCGCAAGAGTGTTAATAACTAACACTGATTGGCGTTTACGCATAATAGCTAAGGAATATTGATATGCACGAAACTAAGTATTATGTAGACGCAGACGGCAAATACCTGGGCGGTTATTCTGGGACGGTTCCCGCTAACGGAATTGAGGTATCTGCACCACCTAATCACGGCTTAGATATATGGAATGGCACAAGCTGGGATGCTTACGAGCCCACTCTTTCTGCTGCTGAGATTCGAGGCCAAGCAATGTACACCGGCATCGAGTTTGAAGGTGTAATGTGTAGTGCATTAAAAGAGGATCAATGGGGGCTTAATTCAATTAAAGATTTTGTTGTTGCAGGTAACAATGTGCCGTTTGAATTTATGAACGGGAATACTCTTGTTTTAACGTCAGTAAATATATCAGAGTTTGAGGCGGTATGGATTCCGTTTAGGTTTGGCTTTTTCCAATAAGGATTACTATGCTAGTCGTAATATATGAGACTAAATTCAAGTCTCCATTCAGTATATTAGTGTCAATGGTCACTGCAAGCGGATACAGCCACGGTGCTATCGTTAACAGTGGCGTGCTATACGATACGACCATGACACGTGGAAAGTTTAGTGTGTGCGCTAAGGTTGACGATAAGCGAAAAGTCGCTGTTGTTGAGATTGATGGTGACTGCCAAGAGTGGATTGATGCGCATTTAAACGCCAAATATGATTGGGTAGGCCTACTTTTATGGCCGCTTGGCTTGGCTGTCGCCGGTAGAATGTATTGCTTTAATGTGGTCGAGCGTGCGTTAAATAGTGCAGGTGTTCAGGTAAATCTAGGCTGGAGAAAATCAGGCGGTAGTATTCTATCTAAATTACTTGGTCTAGGTTATCCGGTGGAAGTAATGCACGGAAAAGATTTTAACGAGAGATATTTAAAAAAGGACGCTCTATAAAAGCAGCGTCAAAGGTGAATTAATTATAAAAGTCTACCGTTAAGCCAATCAGGCGACCGCGACCCAGTGCAGGCCGTAGTCGCCTTTTTGGTTATTTTAACTTTTCCACTAAGTCTCCAAGTTCGCCCAAAAATAGGTCGCACTTGGAGGATAGCTCTTTTATGTATACCTCGTCTCGATAGATGCGCTGGCAGAAATAGCTGGACGCTCCATTAATGCGCGGATCGAATGAAACGAAGTCACACCAATCTCTATCCATTACCCATAGCTGACCCTGCACTTGCGGCTTGTGGCCTGTTGGCATTTTACCAGATAGGAATGTTTCAATCTGGGTTGTAGTATTCGGGCACTTAAACTCAACTAGCCCATCGTTGCCAATTAAACCATCTGGTGAACAGCCTATTTTCTTATCGTCAAAGTACGCAAACGCTATCTCATCTACTGTAACGCAATTCTCTAGCTCGTACATAGACCTAGCTTGCGGCTCAGTAGCTGTACCCCACTCCATTGCTGAATTACTAAAGGTCGGCAAGCGTTCGCCTGTGACGATTTCTGCGGCTATTTGAAGCATGTAAGATTTGCGAGTTTTACCCGCACCACCTGCTATCACGTCTTTAAATTTTGAGGCAGTAATAAAGCCTAATCTAAGATCAAGCCATTCGCTAGAACCCTGATCAATATTATTTATTATTTGCATGTTTTTTGGCTCTCTCGATTGCTTCGTTAAACTTAGACGCTGGCAAGTCTGCAATACTGCCTACTTTATATGCTGACATCATTGCTTGACCTGTTTTAGTCCATTCTGAGCCGCTCACGCAATATTGAGCTAATTGGTTGTATTGGTCTTGGCTAATAACATTTAATTTTTCTAGCTTTTCTGATCTGCTTTCTTCGTCTTCGCCCGTTTCAATACCGAAGCCCTTAACTAACATAACCTTCATTGCGTAAGTATGAGCTTTGCCCGGCCCCTTGTCGCCCGCATCCATACCTTGACCTACGCAAGTGTGCTCAATAAAGTCTTCTGGCTTATCCATATTCACAAGCCGTAATAAGTAGTTTCCTTGGTAAATCTTTTGTTTTGTGTCGCCCACATTGCCAAGGCACTCCATGCCCACTTGATGAGTCACCATTACTACGCCATGCTTTATCAAAAGTGATCGAAGCATAGCGATCACATCATCATACTTTACACCCTTACCTTGTCCTGCCGCTCCTTTCCTAATATAGTCGCACTCTTCCATAATCTTATTTACGCGCTGATATATATTCAATTCGCTCATTGTCTTTCTCCTGCTATTTGTTGTAATTCTAAGTTGTATTCAATGGTGCCAGATACCAGCAAGCAAGCTACGATAATGCTTACTGCTAGCCATGTTGGTATTTTATTGATTAAGTTCATAAATTTCTGCCATGTAAGGTATTAATAGAATGCAGGCTATCGCTGAGATAACCCACACCAATATTTTTATATTTCTCTTTGTGCGTACCATAGTGCATTCCTTAGATTTTGTGCTTTTCGTGTGTCGTTGTCGTCAGAGACGGTGAACTCAACGCTACGATATCCGAAACCAAGCGATAGATTACAGCCTTGCAAAATATTCTTTGTTATCTCAGCGTTAAGTTTCTTGCCTTCGTCACAAGCAAATCGGTAAGTAGTTGATATAGCTTTTAGTGCCATTATCGTATCTCCGTGGCTTCGTTAACTACCAATATAGTAGCGTTCCAGATTTCGTTGTAGTCGTGTATTTGCAGTTTAAAAAAGCCATTACCCTGACGGTCAACGCTTTGAATGTGGTAGTTGTTGTGTGCTATCCAGTCCATAAGTTGCTCAGGGTTGCCGCATACCGCTTTAACGTCTTTTGGATAGTTATCGTCCGACCACTGAAAAAGGCAGTTAACGTCTGTTATATATAGGTCTTCTGGTATTGTTATTGATTTAAAATCAGGCTCGCCACTCATAATATTCCCTCGGTGTTTTTTGTTTTAGTTCGCTAACTATAATACTTAAACTTAACTTTGTCAAAGTTTTTTTAAAGTTAAATAAAAGTTGACGCAAGGCGATATTCTGTTATAGTTAGCTTAATTCAACGGGAGAATAAGCATGGCGTATGTGGCAAGGCAAGAAGTGACATTAGACCAGAAGCAGGTGTTAATAGATCGCGCAATAAAAAACAAGACAAATCAAAGCATTGAGCTTAGGGCTATATTGCAGGAGGCGGTCGATAAAGATAAGCGCAAGGCAAAGCGTGAAAAATAACCTATTAATAATTTTGAAACGGAGCAGCGCGGAGTTGCTCAAATTAATTACGTTGTTATAACTTTACGGAGTTTTAAAATGAGCAGTTATCCGCAGCATTTAAAAAATATTTCAGATTTAGGTACTATGGGATTCGATGTTTCTGGCTGCCTAGAAGAAGATGGACAGGTTAGCATGGACTCGTGGAGTTATGATGAGCTAGTAGATACCCTTTCTGAGGTTATTGATATTTTAAAGAGGCAAGGTTTCGAGGTAATGAAGACTAAAAGCTAGATGAAGTTTTTATAACCCATACATAAATTGAGAATGGAGCGAAGCGGAATGAGTCAAATTGATGATGTTGTTATGTGTGAATGGATCGATGTTAATGAACAATTACCAAAGGACGCTGAACCCGTAATAGTACAAGGCGGTTGCGGCCACTACAGTCACAAATATAAGCAGTGGTTTACAAATATGGAACGTGACAACTTCGGCGAGTATCGGGCTATCCAGTGGGAAGTCACCCACTGGATGCCTATCCCGAAATTAAACACATAACCTTTGCGGTAAACGGAGAACGAAAAAGATAGGACGTAGATTGTATTCCTACGAGTGCGTTCATCATAAGGATGAAGTGAAGACAAATAATCATATAGATAATCTGGAGTTAATGACAAGGTTGGATCACGCTAGACACCACGCCTTGCTAAACAACCAAAACCGAAACAGAGATAAAATAGGAAGGTATTTATGAGAGGCGTTAATCGCGTAACAGTAGTTGGAAATTTAGGAAACGACCCAGAAGTCAAATATATGCCATCGGGCGGCGCAGTTACCAACATTAGTGTGGCAACTTCTGAGAGCTGGAAGGACAAACAAACGGGCGAACAAAAGGAAAAGGTAGAGTGGCATCGAATTGTGTTTTTTAATAAGTTAGCAGAGATCGCCGGTGAGTATTTAAAAAAAGGCTCGCAGGTTTATGTTGAGGGATCGTTACGCACTCGTAAATGGCAAGACCAAAGCGGCCAAGATCGTTACACTACAGAGATTGTGGGTTCTGAAATGCAAATGCTTGGCGGCAGAGCTGAGCATCCAGCAGGGCATGAAAAAACAGCTAGTGGAGGGCTTGCACCAACTCAATCGCCACAACAGCAGCCACAACAGCAGCCACAGCAGCAGCCACAGCAATACCAACAGCAAGCGCATCCACAAGGCCAGCCGCAAGGGGATCATAGTGCGCCTGCACAGGTAATGGATTCATTTGACGATGACATCCCATTTTGATGCTACAATAGATTTTCCCCTCGGCTGTTATAGCCCTTAGCTCACTTCGGTGGGCTTTTTTTTGCTTAAAATTTGATAAAGTGCTTGCATTAGTCACGCGTGACTGTATAATACTTACATTAACTACAGAAACAAGGCGAAAAAAAAATGACTACACTAACTAACGATTTTAAAATAAAAGCTCAATGGGTTGCAGATATGATGAGAGCGGACGGTGTTACGCCAGAGCAGATTACTGACGATCTAGTGATGAGCTACATGGATGCTATCGGTAAAAAAATACAGTCAATACAAAGCACGTATTTGACGAGAAATGGCGCGGCAAAGGCTCTTTCTGACTATGTTGTGGTGGCTGCATGAGTCGCCCACTAACAACAAAAGAAACTTCACAGCGAGAACGCGACAAAAGAGCCGCTAACGGCGTTAAAGAGATTCGCAATGTATTAGTGCCAGTATCATCCGGAAAGGCTGAGAAAGCTAAAATTCAGGCGTATGCGGATAGTATTCATAAAGAGGTTAGTGATGAATCATAGACGACTACAATGGCTGTATGAATGCGTAGCCAGAAAAAAC